GCTTAAAGCAGTATTAGAATCGTATGATAACGAAAATCGAAGCCATTGATAATAATAACTGAATCTGCAGCTAAAAGAATTTCGGCTAATATTACCAAACGTGGCTCGGGCGTAGGTATTCGAGTGGGAGTTAAAACAACCGGTTGCTCTGGGCTCGCTTATGTGTTAGAATATGTAGATGCAGTACTGCCAGACGATGTATCTATGTTGAATAATAATACTACCGTTATTGTGGATAAGAAAAGCCTACCCATAGTTGATGGCATTACTATAGATTATGTTCAACAGGGACTCAATGAAGGATTTGAATTTATCAATTCCAACGAAAAGGATAGATGTGGCTGCGGAGAAAGTTTTAGGATATAATGTTGGTATACAGCGATAGTACAATCATTGACCTTGAATGGTTGCCTAAATTAAATTTAGGTGATTATACTGTATCGCACAGTTTTGAAGAATACAGAGATACCACTGCTGACACAAAGATTGCATTTACTATGCACCGCCTGCATTGCGACCACGATATCAATTGCGCTGCATACCAGGGCTTTGAAGATAAAATAAACAAACTTAGTAATATTAGTAATCTTGTTTTTTCTTTTGAAAGTGAGTTACATAATTTCCACTGGACGATATGGGATAAATGCCACTACGATAACGTCTACTGGATTGTACCCGGGCAAGTAAACACAGAAATGAATGATCGTCTTATATTCTGGGGCGATTGGTTCAAAACAACTACGTCACTGTACAAGCAATTACCATTGCAATTGGCAGAAATTACGTATGGTGTTAGTAAACCTAAAATGTTTGATGCCCTATTAGGCAGTCCCAAGCCACATAGGGATTTTGTGTATGATGCAGTACAAACAAACAGCCTGCAAGATAAGTTTATACTAACCTACGGTGGTAAATGGAACGATGAAGAGTTTTACGCAAAAGATTATTTTATCTGGGAACCCGGTGTTGAAGTTATAGGTGAACAACAACCCGGTACAGCCGGCCCAGTAAAGTATTATGGGGTGCATACTGGATTGAGTCGTGTGATTCCTGTGAGTGTTTTTAATGATACAGCGTACAGTATTGTTGCAGAAACTGACCACGATAATACATTAAGTTTCTACAGTGAAAAAACAGCCAAACCAATGATTGCCCGCAGATTGTTTATTGCATTTACTGGATACAAGTTCTTATATAATTTAAAAGCACAAGGCTTTAAAACTTTTGATTGTGTAATTGATGAAAGTTACGACTTAATCGAGGATGATGTAGAACGATACACACAAGCATTTGAACAAGTAAAGAAATTATGTTCAATGGATCAACTTGAAGTGTACAACACTATACAACCGGTATTAGATTACAACTACAATCATATTATGACAACCGACTGGACTGCATTTGCTGCCAGTCATATTGATCGAGTAATTAATTCAGCCCAGGCTTGATGTGCTGCAGGGCCGGGATGAAATCCATCTGCTTCAAAACTGTTTAGTTCTTTAGCAACATCGTAGATACATTTACGCTTATTATCTGCAAAAATCCATTGGTCAAAATCTATTTCATTGATAAGATACTGCACTTCGGGAATATCCGACAAACCAAAGTCGCCGTTGGGACTTATATGTTTACCTTCAGTCCAGTAGTTTATATAACTCATAAACTTAAATGGTATACCTTTTGCCTTGAGATAGTTTTGTAGTTTTATAATTTCCATTAGATTAATAGTTGCCAGACTTAGATCACTACTAACCTTATACATTTCGTAAAACATCTTATGTGCTACAGGATGCTTGAACCAAGTACCAAGTTGGCCGCCACTAAAGATCCAACCTAGTTTATCTCCGGGGATTCTACGATAAAACCCATAACTATCGAACAAGTTATTCCATGCAGGATCTTCTATGCTAGTTAAATAATCTAACCGGGTTACACCAGACCACATGACAAGTACTTGGTCATATTGATTTAATAATGTTTCTCTTATTACACTATCGCAAATATATTGATTACCTGCGGCTGCTTCTGCAATGCTAGTTAATTGATTATTTGGTAAAAGTTTTTGTAAGTAATCAGGCCAGCATATATTTGGACCTCCTGGGTATTCGGGCCATTGAGTAAAGCTACAGCCACTTATTAGAGTTTTCATCAAAATATTTATTGATTATTGTCATTAGAGATGCTATAATTACTACTATGATTACCCAAAAATTTAACTACGCAGCAATTAGTCGCACCACAATCGAAGGTAAACGCCATTATGCTTTACCCGGCGGAGACAAAGTACCTAGCGTCACTACTATCCTAGACAGAACCAAATCAGAAGAATCTAAAGCCGCATTGGCTAACTGGCGTAAGAATGTTGGCGAGGTTAGAGCACAGCAGATTACTACAGAAGCCGCTAATCGTGGAACACGTATGCATGCCTACTTAGAATCTTACGCACTTAGCGATGACATGAAACCTTTGCCCGCTAACCCCTTTGCCCACCCAAGTTGGTTTATGGCCGCTGAAGTTATTATGAAGGGCCTGGTAAATGTTGATGAGTTCTGGGGAGTTGAGGTACCTGTTTATTATAGTGGGTTATATGCTGGCACAACAGATTGTGTTGGTGTATGGAAAGGCAAACCTGCTATCATCGACTTTAAACAAAGCAACAAGGTTAAGAAGCGTGAATACATCAGTGACTACTTTATTCAATTGGCTGCATACGCTCAAGCACACAATGTTACACACGGTACTGACATTGATTGCGGTGTCATTATGATGGCTGTACAACCCAAGGAACTAGAAGATGGTACCTTTACCACACCAGAATACTTAGAATTTGTTGTTGAAGGTGACGAGTTTAAGTACTGGACCGACGAGTGGACTAAAAAAGTAGAACTATATTATTTGAGCAATTAATGAACAAAATTAAAATAGAACATTTAGATATACCTATTATTAGAAGTTGCAACTTAGCCTGCGCCGGTTGTATGACACACAGTAATCATAAAAATATCAAGGGTATAGTTAGGATTGATGAAAGTATAGACTGGCTAGAGTTTTGGTCTACAAAATTACAACCCAATGCAATTACTTTGTTTGGCGGTGAACCGCTACTGCATCCCGAGTTTACAGAATGGGCACAGGCAATTCGCCGTATATGGGGACCTACTGTTCCGATTAGTTTAAATACCAATGGCTATTACCTAGACACGCTACTTGATCATATTCCTTTGTTATTTTCTGACAGTAATCCCAATGACATTGCAATGAGCATGGTAGTTAGTTATCAAACAGCAACTGAGCCATACCTAAGTAAAGTTATAAACAGCTTTGAAAATCTTAAACAGAAAGTGTTAGAATATCATTTAAGTTTACCGGGTGTAACTTCTGCGGTATGGAACCTATGGCTAGATGAAAAAGATATAAACACCAAGCAATGGTTTAACTTAGTAGTTAATGGACGTAGCACACGTATTGGATTTACTACTTGCGAACAGCATAAACTACACTGGTGCAAGCATTACGAAGGATACGCCGAAGAAATGCATCCTGTATATGATTATAATGACACGTGGTATGAAAGCAATTTTAAAAGTTGCCAGACCAATGATTTTATCACTTTGTACCGTGGAAAAATGTGGAAGTGTCCTCCAATGGGAGTATTAGAGCATACACTGAATACGTTTAACATACAGGATCGCGCAGACTGGGCACCATATCTTAACGAATATAAAACAGTGGGTCCCGACAGTACCGATGAAGAAATACAGTCCTGGTTTGCTAGAACACTAACTCCTGAAAAAGTGTGCAATATGTGTGGATTTAACGGGCCCAACGGCGGATCAATTACCGGCGAGGATCGCAGTCACATTTTGAAAAATTACTGGAAATACACTTTGTAAAATGCTAAATACAGTATAAATTAGGATTCGAGTTAAATGGCAATTTTACAAATTTCACAAATACAAGTTCGACGTGGTTTAAAACAGGACTTACCACAGTTAGCATCCGGTGAATTAGCTTGGAGCAACGATACACGACAATTATATATCGGTAACGGCACACTGGCTGAAGGAGCACCCGCAGTAGGCTCAACTGAAATTTTAACTCAGTTTAGTATTATTAATTTTACTAATACCCTTACTGCCAACGTAACAGCCTTACAGAGTAATGTTACAGTTTTACAGGGAAACATTACTACTATCAACTCGCAAATTTCTGCATTGCAATCGGGTGTAACTAGCACTGGTGTTGCTCTCAATGCAAGTACATCCGGTAATATTGCAGGCATCTCTGCTAACAATGCAGTGATTACTTATACATTAACCCAAGGTACAAAACATCGCACAGGCGATATTGTTGTTGCTTACAATGCCGCAGGATCTACAGTTTCGTACTACGAAGATTATACAGAAACGTCAACAACAGATTTAACATTTAGCATGACCGCAAACAGCTCAATGGCATCACTAAACTATATTACAACTACAGCAACATCTTTAGAATATATTATTAAATCACAATAACCATTTATGTTTCAAAAAAAGCCAGAGGACCGTCTGAGATCCTGGCGTGAGTTTCGATCTGTGTTAGATCAACTACCGTTAGAACAAGCACTTGCCCAAACCGTGGAGTTTTGGACCCGTGCACCATTCGTTCCTTATAATCTAGACTATCGCAATCAAGAAAATTGGCCAGATCCCTGGACATTAATTGATGAAAATAGTTATTGTGATATTGCAAAATGCCTCGGGATAGTCTATACTATAACATTAAGTAAGCATAGAAAAGACTTGGATATAGAGTTTCGCGTTTATAAAGATCCAGAATCTGGTTACGAGTATAATTTAGCTTGGATCAACCGGGGGAAATATATACTTAATATGGTCGACGGAGAGATCGTAAATAACAAACAGTTCAATAAAACGCTGAAGTTAAAACACAAGTACACAGCAGTAGATTTAAAAATAGATTACTATAACAATTAAGAGATATCAATGACGACAATTCAAGTCACAAAAAGAAGTGGACAAAAAGAACCGCTCGCAGTAGAGAAGTGGCAAGCCCAGATTACTAAGGTTTGTGCAGGTATAGCAGATGTAAGTCAAAGTATGATTGAAATCAAAAGTCAACCACACTTTTATGATGGCATTACAACAAAAGAAATAGATGAAATTACATTACGAGCGATTGTAGACTTAATCGACGTAGAAGCAAATCCCGATGTTGGGCACGTTAACTATCAATACGTAGCAGGCAAACAGCGTTTGTCGATGTTACGCAAGGATGTTTATGGCGACTACGAGCCTCCTCGCCTGTATGACATTGTAAAGACAAATGTAGCAACAGGTCTTTACACAGATGAATTATTATCTTGGTACACCGAAGAAGAGTGGGACAAGATGGATGCTATGTTAGATCACAGCAAAGATGAACTATACAGTTATGCCGCTATTGAACAGCTAATTGAAAAATATCTAGTACGTAATCGCGCTACAAAGGAAACCTATGAAACTCCACAAATTCGTTACATGGTTGCAGCCGCTACTGTCTTCCACAAAGAAGAACCTAGTAGTGCCCGTTTGCGCTACATCAAAGAATACTACAATGCGGCGAGTGACGGCCTTTTTACTCTTGCTACTCCTGTACTCGCTGGTCTGGGTACTCCTACAAAACAATTTTCGTCCTGTGTACTTATCCGCTCTGATGACGATCTTGATTCTATCTTTGCTTCTGGAGAGATGATGGCCAAGTATGCCAGCAAACGTGCAGGCATTGGTTTAGAAATTGGTCGCTTACGTCCATTGGGATCGCCTATACGTGGCGGCGAAATTATGCATACTGGAATGATTCCATTCTTAAAGAAGTGGTTTGGGGACTTACGTTCATGTTCACAAGGTGGCATTCGTAACGCAAGTGCAACAGTATTTTATCCTATTTGGCATCATCAATTTGATGACCTAATTGTATTAAAGAACAATCAAGGCACAGACGAAACACGTGTACGTTTTATGGACTATGGTGTTGTACTAAGTGCCCTGTTCTGGCGTCGTTTCAAGAACAAAGAAAACATTACCTTCTTTGATCCAAATGAAGTTCCTGATTTATATCAAGCATTCTATAGCAATATTGAACTATTTGAAGACTTATATGTCAAGTACGAAAAGCGTACCGACCTACGTAAGAAAACAATGTCAGCTGAAGAAGTATTCAAAGGCGGCATCTTAAAAGAACGTACAGACACAGGGCGTATCTATCTTGTGTTCATTGACAACGTACAAAAGCAAGGACCGTTTGATCCAGAGTATCATACTATCTATCAATCGAACTTGTGCTGTGAAATTCTATTACCAACTAAATCCTTTAAACGCTTAGATGACGAAGAAGGCCGTATTGCATTATGTACACTAGGTAGTATTAACTGGGGTGCTTTCCGTAATCCAGAAGATATGCGCCGTGCGTGTCGCATCTTACATCGCAGTCTTAACAATATTTTGGACTATCAAGATTTCTTGAGTATTCAAAGTAAACTAAGCAACGATGAAATTCGTCCGTTAGGCATTGGTATTACTAACTTGGCTTACTGGCATGCTAAACGCAGTTATAAGTATGGCGAGAAGGATGCCCTACATGATGTTAAATCGTGGATGGAACATCAAGCCTACTACTTGACTGAAGCCAGTGTAGAGTTAGCCAAGGAACGTGGCGCCTGTGTAGACTCTGCAAGAACACGTTATGGACAAGGCACATTCCCGTGGGAACTACGTGCCGCAGGTTCAAACGAACTAACAGACTTTACTCCTGAGCTAGATTGGGAAACACTAAGAATCAACATGAAACAATATGGTGTGCGTAATGCCACCCAAATGGCAGTTGCCCCAGTTGAGTCTAGTAGTGTTGTAATTAATAGTACCAATGGCATTGAAATGCCAATGAGTTTAATTAGTACCAAGGAAAGCAAAGCAGGAAGTCTTACGCAAGTTGTTCCTGAGTACGCCAAGTTGAAATCAAAATACCAACTAATGTGGGAACAAAAAGATTGTGATGCATATATAAAAACAGCGGCAGTTATCGCGGTCTATGTTGATCAGGCAATTTCGGTGAATACTTTTTACAACCCCGCTAATTATTCTGATAGAAAAGTACCAACTACACTAATCGCAAAGAATTTAATGCAAGCCCATCTGTTCGGAATCAAGACCTTCTACTATTCACTTATTAATAAACAGGGTGCTAAAGCGGATGCCGAAGAGGCACCTGCTATGTTAGAAGAGATTGATTTTGATGATGAAGATGACTGCATTGCCTGCAAATTGTAGCATGTAAATTATAAATTTCCTGTAAGTTATATGGATTGAGTATGAACAAGAATTATAACTGGAAAACAGACGGTAAAGAAGCAGGGCCGTTTATGAACTTAGTAAAATATTTTAGAAATGGTTGGACTCCTGTACGAGATGCAGAATGGGAAGAATTTAAAAATAATCAAAGAGGAATATTATGAAAAAACGCAACTATACACCAGAGGATGTTAAACGACTACAAGGTAGTTTGAAAATTGAATACACATTAGCCAAGCGTGGCGCAACCAAGTTGCGTGAGCTACTAGCCACAGAACCATTTGTACCTACATTGGGCGCATATAATGGACAGCAGGCAGTACAACATGCCAAAGCAGGATTGAAAGCAATTTACTTGTCAGGTTGGCAAGTAGCAGCCGCGGCTAACACAAGTGGTCGTGTTTATCCTGACCAAAGTCTATATCCAGTAAACTCAGTGCCAGAGGTTGTTAAAGAAATTAACAACGCACTACGTCGTGCTGATCAAATCCAAACATTAGAAGGTGTTGGCTCACAAGATTTTTACTTGCCTGTTATTGCAGACTGTGAAGCAGGCTTTGGTGGTGCGTTGAACGCATATGAATTGACACTTAGCTGTATTGAAGCAGGTGCGGCCGCTGTTCACTTTGAAGATCAATTGTCATCAGAAAAGAAGTGTGGACACTTAGGTGGTAAGGTATTGATTCCAGTACGCCAAGCAGTTCGTAACTTAAATGCCGCACGTCTAGCCGCAGATGTTTGCGAAGTAGACACAGTTATTCTAGCACGTACCGATGCCGAGTCAGGCACATTAATCACCACAGACATTGACCCAATTGATCAACCATTTATTGATTATGACAAGGGTCGTACAGAAGAAGGCTTCTATCACTTCAAAAATGGCATTGACGCTTGCATTGCTCGTGGCCTTGCTTATGCCGAGTATGCTGATTTACTGTGGTTTGAGACAAGTACTCCCGATCTAGCGCAGGCACAAAAATTTGCTGATGCTATTCACGCTGTATTCCCAGAACAACAACTAGCATACAACTGTTCACCGAGTTTCAACTGGCGCAAGTATTTGACAGAAGAACAATGTGAAACATTCCAAGCAGACATTGGTAAGATGGGCTATGCTTATCAGTTCATTACACTTGCTGGATTCCATTGTAACAACCTTGCTACATTTGAAATGGCCGAAGCATATCAGAAAACAGGTATGCGTGGTTATTCAGAAATGCAACAACGTGAGTTTGCCGCACAAGAGCGTGGCTTTACAACAGTTAAACATCAGCGTGAAGCAGGTGTTCCATACTTTGATGCTATTGCCACAGCAGTTGGCGCAACAAGTACAACAGCATTAGAGCATTCAACAGAAGCGGACCAGTTCTAATGCTAGCCTATGGCACTACGATAAATGTAAAGAGAAAAAATAATGTCAAAAGAGCAATATAATTTAAAAACCAAGACGGACTACTTAACACGTAAGATGTTTCTGGACCCAGCAGGCCCAGTTACTATTCAACGTTTTGAAGAAGTCAAATATAAAAAGATTGCAGACTTTGAAGCTACTGCACGTGGGTTCTTTTGGCAACCAGAAGAGATTAGTTTAACTAAAGACAGCAACGATTTTAAAGATGCTAGTGATGCAGTCAAACATATCTTTACAAGTAACCTGCTACGTCAAACAGCCTTAGACAGTTTGCAAGGCCGCGGCCCAAGTCAAATCTTTATGCCGGTGGTATCATTGCCTGAATTAGAAGCATTGATCTATAACTGGACATTCTTTGAAACAAATATTCATAGCAAGAGCTATAGTCATATTATTCGTAACATTTATAATGTGCCCAAGGATGTGTTTAACACAATCCATGATACTCAAGAAATTATCGACATGGCGAGTAGTGTGGGCAACTACTACGAAGCACTACATGTCGTTAACTGCCGTAAACAACTCGGCGAAGATATCGTAGAGAAAGAATACATTAAAGCAATTTGGATGGCACTACACGCGAGCTATGCATTGGAAGCATTCCGCTTTATGGTATCATTCGCTACAAGTTTAGCAATGGTAGAGAATCGAATCTTTATGGGCAACGGCAATATCATTAGTTTGATTTTACAAGATGAATTGTTACACAAAGGTTGGACTGCTTACTTAATCAATCAGGTAATTAAAGAAGACAGCCGTTTTGCTAATATCAAAACTGAGTGTGAAGCAGAAGTGTATCAGTTATACATGGAGGTTATCCGTGAAGAGAAAGACTGGGCTAACTACTTGTTTAACAAAGGTCCTGTGATTGGTTTAAATGCTAATATCCTTAAAGATTTTGTTGATTTCACCGCAGTTGGTGCATTGAAAGACATCGGTATTAAGTATCAGGCATCAGCACCTAAGACAACACCTATTCCTTGGTTTAATAAGCATACAGATACAAGTAAGAAACAAACAGCATTACAAGAATCAGAGAGTACTTCTTATGTGATAGGGGTGATGTCAGACGCTATTAATTATGACGAGTTACCGAGTTTATAAGAAGGAAAGAGATATGAAAGCAATAGTATGGAGCAAGGATGCCTGTCCTTTTTGTGTTCAGGCAAAAGCATTATTAGAGTCTACGGGCATTGACTACGAAGAACGTAACGTAATGCACGAGTGGACTAAAGAACAGTTATTAGAAGCAGTACCAACTGCACGTACATTACCACAGATCTTCTTGGATGATGTGTATGTAGGCGGATTTACAGAACTAAGAAAACATTTACAAGGATAAATTATGTTAATTCAAAAAGGATACTCAGCAGGAGATATTGTGTGTTTCAAGATTACAACAGGCGAAGAAATTGTTGCTAAACTCGTAGAAGAAAAAGCAGACGGTTACGTTGTTAGTAAACCATGTACACTTATGCCAAGTAATCAAGGTATTGGCCTGATGCAAAGCATGATTTCTGCGGATATAAATAATAATGTAACACTGAATAAATCGCATGTTATTATGCATAATACTGTTATTAAGGATATCGAGAATCACTATATCCGTACTACAACAGGTATAGAACCAGTGTCTAAGGGAATAATTAAATAATGCCAGCAGCTGCAAGATTAGGTGACCCAGATAATAGCGACGGTGCAATTACAAGCCTGTGCTCAACCACGGTTTTCATTGATGGGCAACCTGCTGCAACTGTTGGTAGTATGGATAGAGATCATGCACCGTATCGTCCTCAACAGGTGCACCAGCCACATGTGCCTAACCCAATTATATCAGGAAGTGCTACAGTATTCATTGATGGTAAACCTGCCGCAAGAGTAGGCGATCCGTTTCAATGCGGACATGTGGTAGCTAGTGGTAGTCCGACTGTGACTATTAACTAATGGCTTCTGCAATTCAATTAACTGCTGCAAGCAGTATCGTTAACGGACAAGGAATTGCTACTTCAGCAAATCTGTTGTCACAAATATCTACATTTAAAGCACAGGCTCCGATTGTGTTAATTGCCAACGTATTTGCCACAGCGGCAAATGCCAATGCAAGTATATCTGGAAACTTGGTCAATGCTTTATCTAAACTAGGTCTCGGTGTTACTCACGGACAATGGTTAATTGATTTGTACCCTGCCAATATTACTCCTGTATGTAGTACCAACGTTGTGCAATACAGCAATGCCAATGTTAATACTTCTAGTTTCTCTGGCACAGTACGAGCACAAGCACAAGCACCGTTTGCTTATGGCATGGCCAGTTTTGCCAACACGTTTCAAACAGCCTACAGTTATGCAGCATTAACATTTGATACAGTATCCAGCGTAAACTTACTACAAAGTAAGACCTATGCACAAAGTGGCATAGGATACACCGGACCTGTTGATCTTATTAGTAATGGAATTGATGCAAATGCACCATTGATTGCTAATGTTATTTCAACCTGGGGAACCATGTATGATATTAAAAATATCAACTCAATTGGTAACCCTTATGTGTTTGGACAAAACATATTGAATCAGCAGTTAGGCAACTACGGAAACTTATCGGTGCAGTTAGCGGCCGCTGGATTAAACACAAATAATCTATTACAAGTACCGCAGAGCTCTACAACAACCGCACCACAAATTACAACAACAACACGTGGAACAACATTTGGCCCAATAACATTGCCGTCTGTTACCAACGTAACAACAACTAATTTAGTACTTGGAAATAGTACAGGTGTTGTACTATCAATATACGGAAATGTTACAGGCGCAAATTTACAAGCCATTACTACAGCAACTAAATCAACTATTGCCAATGTGTCAATTACGAATCTTGCAGATTATCTAAACCTTAATAAGGTTGTAACTTCATCTCAGTATACACAACTTGGTGCCTTGGGCATTGTTGATTTTTACACTCTCGGTGAATACCTGCAGGCCAGGATCGGTCAGGGTAACTTTAACTCATGGACCGACTTAGCCAACTTCTTGTTGTCTATTGTTGTACCAACATTAAGTTACACTACTGCAAATGCAAATGCCACAGTACTATCAAGTAATACAATTTCTACATTAAATTCAATAACAGGAACAGGAACAGGACCGTTTGGTAATCCTGTAATGTGCGACTACCTGGGAGCCGCAACTGGCGTACCTTACACCAGTTTATTTACAACATTAAATACCAATTACGTTGCAGCCGAAGGAACATTATTGGCCAACGTAACTACACTTAATGCAGCAGTTACTGGCTATATCGGAAACGCTAATATTACTCCAGTACAAAATGCCGTGACAGCAATTAATTCAACATTGACTGCATTGTCATCAACTGCACTGACTTCGGGGCAGACAGCTTACTACAAAATATTAAATAAAATCACCAACGAAATTACAAACTTAACTGATGCTGGAGTAACCTTTGGGTCTGGCACAGCACAGATGTTAGAAAACTTTGCACAACGAATTGGTGCACTATCTTCTGACGCTACCCAGTTTCAAACTTATCAATTTTTTGGTAATTTAGTCACCAGTGATGTCTACGGCGACACTATCAAATCGGCCACTGCTGAGTCAATCAACAACAGTTTATTTGCCGCGAGGGGAATTACGTTAGACAACGATCCAAATCCTGCTCGTGCATTGGCTCAAGCTCAACTTCAAAATATACCGTTAACTACGTACTTATCACAGAATAAGTAGGGTTATAATGGCAGTTTTTTGTCCAGAAGCGTTACTTACCTTGACTTGCAATCACTTATATAGTATTATAACTCAATAGATATGTACTTAAATATCTAATGCCTTCTGCTGTATGGAAGGCATATTAACCTAAGGAGGACTTTATGAGAACGATTATTCAAACAATCGTAGCAATATTAGCCCTGACCGTAATGGCACCCGGTCATGCAGAAGAAGTAGCAGTACAGCAACAAAGTTTTTTTAACACCGTCAAAATACAAGCACAAGATCGCTTGGACAATTTAGTAGGTGCTATAATGAGTCCCATTGTAGACATCAACATATCAAGCAAGGATGTCGATTGCCTTGCAAAGAATATCTATTACGAAGCTGGTATGGAACCAGAAGAAGGCAAAGTGGCAGTAGCCATGGTTACCATTAATCGCGTCCGCGATGGCCGCTTTGGTAAAACAATTTGCTCAGTAGTAGATCAACGTACAGTCAGAGTTCGTACCATTGAAGTCTCGGAAGAGCGCATGGTGAAAACTGGTTACTTTGGTACACCAGAAAAACAAAAAGTCAAAACATTTGTTACACAAAATGCCGACGTGTGTCAGTTTAGCTGGCGCTGTATGTTTGTACACAAACCCAAGGAAACAGACGACCGATGGGAAGCTAGTCAAGAAGTTGCTGAACGTTTACTCAAAGGCGAGTATGTTACTTGGCAAAACAAGTATAGTGATGCACTATACTTCCATGCTACCGCAGTACGGCCTGCATGGGCAAAGTCTAAACAACCGGTGTCTAGGATTGGCGGCCATGTATTTTATGCGGACCGTGTCATCTAACTAAAATGTTCTTCGAAGCTCTAGAGCGTATTAAATCTTTAGCCACTAGACACAGTGGCAGGATTTTTACGCCAGAGCAATTTACTCGTTTAATACGTATGCAATTTCGTGATAGCCAATTACGATTCACTTGCATACGTAGTTCTCAATTAACCAAAAAAGACTTTTGGATCGGCGGCGAGTACCGTCCTTACGAAGATAGTCATAATGAACCCTGTGTTTACATCACGTTGACTTTTGGTACCAAATGCCAACACGTAACTTTTAAAAACTACAACTGGGACTCGATTAGTTTTCATTTAGCCGATGTGGTTACTCACGAATACTTACATCAATACTATTGCCGAAAGCGTGGGTATCGACATGGTCGAGGATATCGTAGCGCATCAACTCTACGATACGGGAATAGTATGCAGGACTAC